TCCAACGTCGGCGTGATGTGGGACTCATCCAAGGTCGGCGAGATGCGGGGTTCATCCAACGTCGGCGTGATGCGGGGTTCATCCAACGTCGGCGTGATGCGGGACTCATCCAACGTCGGCGTGATGCGGGACTCATCCAACGTCGGCGAGATGTGGGGTTTATCCAAGGTCGGTGAAGATAAAAGGATAAAATAAAAGAATAAATGAAAACAACACTTGAAAGTTGGCAACGTCATTACGACAACTTGACACCGGAAGATTGTGAACCAAAACAACGACCAGAAAAAGACGAACCAGACGACGATGGCGATTTTGAGTATCAACAAGCATTGAAACATGACCCGTACGGAATCGGGCCGTGGAAAGGATAGGGAACAATGACCGATAAAAAATCATGCGAGAATTGCGATAAGTGTTCTTTGTGTAAAAGGGTTGGTTTTAGAAATGCCATAGACGGCTGTTGTGGAATGTGGTCACGCAACCCGCGCCTGTGGTTATCAATCCTACCGGAAGAAACGGGGTGGTATTGGTATAAGTCGCTTGAACGTAAAAAAGATATGACGGTTTGTTTAAGATTACGTGAGTCAGAACTTGGGTTATTGTTTTGTGACGGAAGACTTCCGCAGCAGATAGATCAATGGCCGGGAATATGGCAAGGCCCGATCAAACCAGAGGGAGAATAAATGAAGACGATAGTGGAAATTAAAGGCGTATACGTCCCTTACATTGAAACACTTCAAGACGTATTGAATAGTCTTTTCCCAAATGCCGATATCACCGTCCGCGAACTCCCGGCGCAAGCGGAGCAAATGGGATGTTTTTGTGATTTAGATATAGGACAAAAACCCGACGCTTGCGTATTCGATAATGGTGATATTTGCGATTGTATTTACGCCGAAAAACTACAAAAGGAAAATAAGGGTAAAGCAAGTTGCATATACTGGCTACCCGTCCGCGCCCTCCCGCAACCGGAGCAGGGGCAGGGGGAAATTAAATTACTTGGCATTAAATGTAAATGCGCCAAGGGACATATTTGGAATTGTGCTTGTGCGACGATTTGGACGCAGATGCCCTGGTGTCCCGAATGTGGTGAAGATAGACAACCGGCAATATCGTTTTCTGGATTATGGCAATCCGTCCCCGGCAAGGTTGACGACAATTTATGTAGTATATGTGGAAAACCATTACATTCACCAAAGTTACCGGGTGTGTCTATGTATCATAAAAACTGTTCTGATAAAGAATTTGTGGCTTGCTGTGGAAAATTGCACGAAATCATCCAGTGGACGTATAAAGGGCCTCTCCAATACGGCGCGGAGTGTTCGGTGTGCGGCAAGCGGCTGGCGGATGAAAATCCAAGCGCACTCAAGGCGGCATGGGGTAAGGTTGAGGATAAGAATTCGTGCAAATGTAAATGCGATAATCCATTGCCAATATGCAAAACATTTAACCCGCGCCAATCGCCAATGTCCGATTATTGCGAATGCGGCCATCGCCGCGAATGCCATGCGCAGGTTGACGACAAGAACCTGTGCGTATGCCAACACTTTACGCCGATACCTCACCTATTAACACATTGTAATATCTGCGGTCATCACAAATCCTGCCACGCGCAGGGGGAGGAGTAGGGATGAAAAAAGACAGACTCGTCCAAGGTTTAATTTGCAATCTACCAGACGCGAAGAATATGAAAAAAAGATACGTCGCGGTCGGTTTATATGGTGAGAAAAACAACTGGCTTATAAAAGCGGGGCATACCAAGGGAAAAGGCAAGCCCTTTGTCCGTAAGTTGGCTCTTACTAATCTAGCCATGAGCGGCGTTATTAAAATGTTCGTTGATATTTCAAATGCTGAAATTAAAAAGGAGTCCCATGAACGCGAGTAAAATCTATTGGCCAGCACAATGTAAATGCGGACACGTTTACCTTGAAAAATACCAATTCCCTAAGCCAAACGACAATGGAGAAATCGGTTTTTGTTGGTGCGGTTTTTGCCGAACGAAAAGAATGGTTAAGCCGACAAGGGAGGTCAAATGAACGCTCGTAACACAGAGGAATACAAAATGCGCACTTTCCACTCCAAACTGTCAAGTCCGCGTCCACCAAAAAATTGTATTATATGCGGAAGATTTACTGACAAATCAGGAAGGTGCAGAAAGTTAATATGGGATGAATATTTAGGAGGGTATGACCATGAATAACACAGAGGAACTTGTTAGGAAGTGTTTTTGCAAGAGATGTAAAATGCCGATGTTTTCAAAGGATTTTAATTGCAGCACGACAACTTGCATCCACAAAAATTTTATGAAGACCGCCCGCGCCGCCCGTAGATTTTGCAAAATGGAGCAGGCGGAGAAAATTAAGAAACACAACAAGTTTATGAAAAATTGTTACAAAAACCGTGCTAAACTTCGCGACGAAATTAAAGTCAATGGAAAATGGATATGATCTTTGAAACACAATGCGGCGAAAGCCCGGTAGCCCCAACGTATTTACGGGGAGCCGAAAGCGGACAGCAACGTAGTGCTGTCAAATTCGAGAACGGGTCTGACAAAATCCCGGTAGGCAGACGACGTATGATCACTGTTACGCCAACAGGGTATGTATCGGGCGGTAATGATAATAACGTACATACCAACGTGCGGATTAGGGTGCATTGTGTTTCTGGTTTTCAAACCGCAACAACAAACAGAAAGGAAAGTAATATGGAAGATAGTGAAATGTTTTGGCTGGGGATATGGGCGCTAGTCTGTATCGCGTTTTGCACGCTTGTTATAACCGTCGGGCTTACGACTTACGCGATTAACAATAGCGCGTTTGAACATGGATACGAAGCCGCGAGTCTTCCGGGAATGGAAAACGGTAAATGGGTAAAAGTAAAATAAACAGAAAGGAAGGGAAGGATGAAAGTAGAACTAAAAGGTATTGAAATCGCAATGGGTGAAAAGTCGGTTAAATTGACTGTTGCCGAGGCAAAAGAATTACAGAAGCAATTAAACGATCTGTTTAATGAAAAGATAACTTACGTTCCATCTGTCCCTGTAATTATTGAACGGGAAGTCTGGCCGTGGTGGAGAAGATATCCAGATTATAATCAACCCTATTGGACAACCGTCACGACGCAACCTGAACCCATCGGCCTCGTAACTTATTGTTGTTCAGAAGAATCAAAATAACCCCTCCGGCGAGGGGGAAAGGGAGATATGTTTGAATTTGACATTAGGCCGTTAATTATTTTAGCCGGAATTGGTTTAATTTTTGGATTATGGAAAATTGTAGAAATTGTTTTGTGGTTTTTAAAACATATTCAATGGAATTAACAGAAAGGAAGTGAAGGATGAATGAAGATTATAAATTTTGGATAATAGTATGGACGCTTGTCTGTATTGGGTTTTGCGTTCTTGTCGTAACCGTTGGGGTAACGACGTATAAAATCAACAAGGAAGCGTTTGAAAATGGATACGAATGCGCATCGCTTCCGGGTGTTAATGAAGCGCATTGGGTAAAAATAAAATAAGCAGAAAGGAAAGTGAACATGGGAGATCAAAACAGATTTGATATTTTCTTTGAAAAACATATCGGAATCGGACTACGGTGGGACAATCATTATTTTGCCTTGCACCTGTCGTTTTCCATTCCGTTTTTAACGTTCACGGTTGGGATTGGTAAACGTAAATAACCCCTCCGGCTCGGTCGGGGGAGAAAGGAAGTGAAGGATGAATGATGAAGAAGCAAGAGAAAAATACTGGGAAGCAAAATATCTTTTAGACGAAATTATAAAAGCTGGAGCCGAATCAAAAAAAGACATTCTCGAAGAGTTAGAAAACGATCTTGAAGAATAACCCCTCCGGCGAGGGGGAAAGGAAATCAAATGGAAACACGCGCTGGTTACGAAGCGCATGTCGCTTGGGAAAAAACAAGAGGCGATGAGAACGAATGCGACGCGGAGGTTAGAATTAGCGAGAAAACAGGACATACGTCCGAATGGTGGAATTCTTGGTTTGAACGGTCGGACGAGTGGCGTGACGAAATTGAACAATAAACAAGGGAGAAAGGGAGATATGGGAACTGAAGCCGATTATTTAATTGACCAGAATTTTGACAGAAAACATGGAGAATATGGAGAGATTCAAACCGCTATGACCGAATTTATTGAATTTCAAAAAATAGCTCGTTTAAGTAGAAATTGCGTTATCACCGAAAAGATAGACGGAACAAATGCTTGTGTATTTATCGGTGAAGATGGTGAATTTTTAATCGGAAGTAGAACCAGATGGATTACTCCCGAAGATGATAATTACGGATTCGCAAAATGGGCGCAAGAACACAAGGAAATGTTACTCGGACTTGGTTTAGGTCGCCATTATGGGGAATGGTGGGGTAGCGGATGCCAACGTGGATATGGGTTAATTAACGGAGAAAAACGATTCAGTTTATTTAATACTAACCGATGGAACGATTTAACGCCGCCCCCGTTATGCTGTCGCGTTGTTCCGGTTTTGTTCTCAGGAATATTTTCTTCTACTGCCGTTGACGATGCGCTTGTAAAGTTGAAAGCCGAAGGCAGTCAGGCGCAACCCGGATTTATGAGACCCGAAGGTGTTGTAATTTATCAATGTGCCGGACGATGTTATTTTAAAAAGACGATTGAAAAAGACACTGAAGGAAAAGGAGAAAAATCATGAAAGGCAAACTTGAAGATGGAACGCCGGTGGACATTGAGAAGCCGGGGGCGATGCTGAATGGTGAGGGAAAATGGTTTGAGTTTGGAATATATCGCAAACCTACTGACGGTGAAATTTATACAGACTGCGACGCTATGTCACTTTATACAAAGTGTAAATCGGTTATGACAAGCGCAGGATGGATCGCCTCCGAAATTCCCCGCGCTACACCGGAGCAACTTCGCGAAATCAGAATGAAAGAGAGAGACGGAAGGCCGGTGAAAATTACTCCCGAAAACTACAGGGATATTATTTGGACTGGAAATGCGGACAGTAGTTTTACTGGATATGTTTCGGGTTATAAGGAAAACATCGGCAAATACTGCTTCGTCCTTGCGCCGGATGTCCAGAAGGAAAAACCATGTTTAACTTGTTCAAAAATTAATTGCCATTTTAGTAGCGCGGCAGATCGGGAGTGGTACAAGTTGACTGGTTGCGAAAAAGGATGGACACCGATAGAGCAACCGCCCCAGCCAGAGGAGCCAAGATTCACGGTGGGGGAAATTCTAAAAACTATTGACGATGAGCCGGAATTGCCCGGAAAGATGCCTGAAATCATGGAAACATATACGCTGGAAAACGCATTGCGTGCAGTAGTGCGAGCAACAAAACGAGGCATTCGCGAACGAGTTATAGCATTCACGGAAAGGAGGCGCGATGAAGGTAAGATGTAATGGATATAACGTCAAGACGTGCGAATCGCCGTCCATTTGTGGACACGGCGAACTTCACAAAAAGCGGCATGGTTGCTTTATGGGTCGTTGCTGGATAACTGGCGAGATTGTCAAATGCGTCCGCAAAAGGGGGAACAAATGAGCAACGATGCAGAAAAATGCGCCGACGATTTGATTGATGAACTTGAATCCGAGAACGCACGATTACAGGGAATTATCGAAAGGGCATTATCTGAAATCCCCGAACATCCAAAGTTGCCGATCGTTATTGATATTAAAGAAATTCTCAATGAGGCCACCGCGGGTAACGGGAAGCAAGTTCCATTAATTGCCGAACGTGATGCGGCCATAAAGAAACTGGTAGAAGATATGATCCGTGAAATTTACGGCTTGGCAAATTACGGCCCTGATTTTCATGTGGAATCAGGAAAACGATTCTTTGATCGGAAAGCAAAATTATGGCCAAAAGATGCAAGCGAGGCGGGGAACTAAAACTTCCAATCCACTTTTATGCTGTCAAATTTATTCTCCCGCTCCGGCTGGCTCATGGAATAATATCTTCCTTCTTTCTTTGTCCCCATGGAAGCCAGCCAAACATTCTTACTGCCCGATACATGCGGCTGGAAGTCCACCACCCTACTCCGACATAAATATTTATCTCGTAAAATAGATTATCGGCCTCAATTCTTTTGATCGGTCGCCCGCCAATTTTGCGGTGGCAATAAAGCCAGTCATGAAATAGACTACCAATTCCGTATGGGCTACCGTCTCCAGTCTTGGGATAGAGCCACCCCAACCACCAAGGGATTGACGCAAAGTCAAAAATGAATCCCTTGCGCGCCGTGCATATTTCCCCGGCTTCTGTGCGGTATGATAAATCTTCCGCCAGTATCCACTGGACGCCGTCCACGTAATCAACTCGCAACTCGCCGGAAAACCTTTTTTCTGGATCGGGAAAAGATTTCAGAGAATCAACATCGCGGGATGGTTTCTTTAATGGAATTTCTTGAAAGTCTTTCATTTCATCACTGCGTTCATTCCGGCCTTGATAATCATACTGACCACGCTATCCGTTACCTTTTGGAGTTCAACCAGATTGCAGGCCGATTGATACCCCTCCACGATTATCGTACTGGTCGGAGTTGTTACCGTAACTTTCGGGACTTGAATGTCCTTGCAAAAACTTGTCGCCGTCATTTTCCATGTTTCGGTTTGGACGTTCAACCGGGCGCACCCCACCAGAAGCAATCCCGCGATTATCAATGTTATGTTTTTCATAACGGACCTCCTATTCCAACAACTCCAGGTATGTTTGCCATTGCGTTATTCTGCGCCTTGGCCGTTGAGCCTTCCGAACTGTTTGACTCAATCACCCATACGGGCTTGCCGCCAGCCACATTGACCAGCCCTTGAACATCAGCAACCATGCCGGCAACCGAAGTACTATCCCCCTGGTTGACCGGATGATTCTTCGTTTCGTAGCCAATAAAATCCGCCTTGCTCGGAATACGATAACTTTGCTCATGCGTTCCAACCGGCAATTTATGTTCCACGCCATTGACCGTCCGGACTGCAAATTGTTGAACCAGCCCGATACCCATATCTATTTCCTCAATGGACAATCCCCTACCCGTCGTGATTGTCGGGCCGCGATTCGTTTCAATGCCGATTATAAACCCGTCCACTTTTGGCGCAAATGCCTTGGTTGCAATTTCCAAAAACGGCCCGATACGGTCGGTGAATTTCCAGAACGGATATTTTCCCTTGTCGTCTCGCGGACAATCAAAAAACACAATCACCACGATCTTGCCCCTTGCTTTCAACCGGTCAATGAATCCAAACATCAGGTCAACTTTCTGTTGATTCAAAGATGAGTTCATAAACTCACCGTTAAACGGACTGGATATACCCTCGTTGAGCAGGTTGAGAGTAATGGTATCTATCCCGAACCTATCCATGTCATCAATGTAGGCGTTCTGTTTTGCCACGGAAGTTCCATCGCCCCAGCCGAGATACCAGCAACAGTCAAGTTGCCCGTTGTATTTCCAAAACAGTTTTGATTTTACGATTAAAGGCAAACTCATAATCCATCCTCCACTATTATTTCCTGCGTTGTTTCGCTCGTTGGTTTAAACCAGCCACATGCGGGGCATTGAATATTCTCTTCTGTCTGCCCATCGTGAAAAATAAACTTCGCGCCGCAGTTGCCGCATTGCCAATTCTTGCCGCCAGAACCCACATCGTAATTTATTTGGATAAAATACAACCCCATCACGTCTTTCAGCCGCTGTTTGTTCCCGCACTTCGGGCAGGTTATCATGCCGTGGTTATGCGGCTCTTTGACGTTACAGTAAAATTTATTATCTATATCCTTGCAGTTATCGCATTCAATCTCGCAACATCCCTCGCCCAGGTGTTTCATCCATTGAACGAGTTTCATGGTTGCCCCCGCGTCAATTTTTTCAGGTCAGTTCTAATTTCCTTTACGTCGTCAAACATATAATCCATTTTCACGCACGCCCGCTCAATGACCTGGATTCGTCTTTCTTGATCGTCGTTGCGCTTGAATTCGCGGTCAGCATTCCACGCGACAATGGCGAGTGTAACCGTCAAAAGACCATTGACCGCCCATAAACCAGTTGCGCTAAATATTGTCGTTGGACTCATGTGTAAATCACCTTTCTATTTTTCCGTGTTGTTCATAATAAAAATCAAACCCACAAATTTTCATAATCCAATGCGTGAACAGACATGCCAGAATCGTCAACCCGCCGACCACTAAGATGCCGATCAAAAATATGATTTCCTTGCCCATCAAAATCCCCTGTCCTGCAACCATTTTACCAGTCGCCATAAGGCTGTGATGATTTTTTGTCTCATATTACCCATCCAAAAATAATTACCAGAATTACCACGCTGATTAATGCCGTTATTAACGGTATAATTTCCGCTATTTTTATGATTGTGAGTTTGGTCATTCCACCCTTCCCGACGCTATTGTCAATAATTTATTCATTATAGCTCCTTGTTGGAGGGGTGAAATTATTTGTCCAACGGGCAATACCTTTGGAAATGCGGAACTCGTCGAGCCAACCATTGAGATAATTAGAATCCCCATCTCCATTTCTCCCAATTGCTAAATACTCTCCAACATCGGGATAAGCACCGTTCCATGCGCCAGCTGTCAAGGTCAACGTTTGACTTACTCCATCAATAAATATTCGCCAACTTGTCGCCGCGTTGCCATTGTCTATTCGGACGAGTGCCAGATGATACCAAGTGTTTACCGTGGGATTCCAGGGGCATCTAAAAGCAATCGGAGTGACATCGCCAGACCATATATAAACAGCGTGAATCAAGTTGGACGCGAGGGAGTCAAAATAAAAATTTACCACATTTACACCGCTTTTTCTTTGAGAGAAAAAATCAGGATCACCTGCTTTAGAGTTGAACCTTACCCATGTGTCAACCGTATAAGTGTACCCTAAACTCCAGTCGTTGTTATCTGGAACAGTTAGATAATCGGAATTTCCATCCAACAAAAGTGAGGCTGTCCCAAACTTCTTTTGACTCGTATCTAACTGTGCTGTTCCGACAGCGGTTACGACATAATTTGATGAAGAACTGTCAATCACGGTTTTGGAGGTATTCGTCCCGTCGCAATGCAGGAGGAGTTTAGTGTAGGAATCCACCTTGTCGTAAAATCGTCCCTCCATGTTCGGACTTACACCTTCCCAAGCGACACCTTGTGCCGTAGTCCCTAATACAATATCCGCCGCTTGTGCAAAAGAAACGACAAAGATAAAAACCGTTGTGATTAAATTTTTTATCATTTAAACAATAACCAGTAATTTGTGAGATTGGATGTCCAAAAGACACCGTTTGTGCCACCGAGTGTTCCGCAATCCATCAGGGTAGTATTTGTAAAATTATACGAATTTGCCGTTAAAACAGTTCCAGTCAACGCCCCTGTCATTGTGCCGCCTACTTTTGGCACGGCATTACCCGCAGTAGTGTTCGCCGAAGCCGCAACGTTTGACGCAAGGGTGATTCTATTTGTCAAGTCGGTATTGATAACCACATCGGCAGCAACAAAGGCGTTTGATGCCAGCGTAACCCGATTTGTCAGATCAGTTATATATCCGTCCCAAGTCGCGGTCAGTCTACCGCCCATCGCGGTTGCGTTTGTGGCATTGACCGCCGTTAAGCCTGCACCGGAGCCGTTAAAACTAGACGCAGTAACCGAATTAGAAAACACCATGCCAGCGTTATAAAAATCGGCATACTGACTGTCTGCAAATAAAAACAATAGATGATTGCCGTTATTCTTTATTCTCCATAAATTTCCACCGCCGACATACGGCCAAAAAACAATATCATTGAAATTTTGTGTCGAGGTGCTGGAGAAAAAATTATTAATATCGTTCCTAGCGTAACTCCCCGCCGCAATCCCATCCAGCGCGGACGCGTTCGTCGCGTTCACATCAGTCAACTGCGAGCCGTCTCCTGCCGGTTGTAATGCACTCGTCGCCGTGTTGCTCACTGCCACCCCCCAATCGCCGCGATAGGCGGTCGTGTCGGACGTGCCGTAAGATACTGCGCCGCCACTACTGTTTGTCCTGATGTTAAATGACAACACACCAGCGTTGGTCGTTACTGCGGACGCGCTTGAGCTTTCCGTTACCGTTGCTCCGGTGATTACGCCGGAGATCTGCGCAATCACCCAGTTCGTGCTTGCCAGTCCATTAGTAGACGGGATTGCGGGCGGATTGGTGATCGTGTTATAGTTCGGACTGTTCCACGGGCGAGCGTTGGTTACGGATATGTCATTGGTCGGCACCGCCCCCACCTGCGCGGCCGTGATACCGGTCAGACCTGCGCCGGAGCCGTTGGTATTAAGTTTTGCAGATTCAAAATGATTGCTGGAAATGGCAATAAGATTCGTGGCAATAGAATCAGTTTCGGTGTAACCCGAAATCCACGGCGCGTCCGTAATTGTGGTATATCCCTGACTATGTGCTAATGGTGTCCGAGCGTCGGTCAAGTGGGAATCATTTGTATAGACGACGGTGTTACTTATTCCGGTCCAGTTGGGATCAACTTCGGACTGCACCGCGCTCGCCGCCTTTGCAACCGTGGAGGTCAAGTCCAACTGATCGGCCAACGTACCCGATATGTTTCCCCAAACGGCGTTGGAATCGCCGGAAGCGGCATTAGTAAGATACCCTGCCGCCGCAACATCCGCAAGCGTTGCTTTGCCGTCCCAGTTTGTCCGGTCAGATGCTGAAACATGAGGAGGAATATTGGTAATATGCGCCGTGATTGTATTGGTCAATTCAGATCGTACCGCCGTATCTGCCGCGACATAAGCATTGGATGTGATATTGATATTGGTTTGTAATCTGCCATCAATCAGAACAACATAATTACTTAGACTATTAATGTTATTTGTCGTAGTGTATAATGGATAAACCCAATTCGGATGTACGTAAATTTGACCAACTGCCGCATTTGTCGTAGATCGTTGAAAGTAGTTGGTTTCGTTGAGATACAAACTCCACGTTACGGGCAGTTTTCCCTGCGCTAACGAACGATATACATTAGTCGTACCAGCATCATATGAAAGTAATTCGCCGTAGTAATTTCCCGGCGGGGGTATGTTTGTCCGTGATATTGTCCACGTGATATTGGACGTTGCCACAGTAATGTCAGTTACGGGAATATCTAGGTAAATTGTTCCCTGTATCGGCTTGGTAATACGAAAGACGCAATCAAGTCCGGCGAGTGATACATCATAGGTGAACTTAAACTTTTGGCTATCATACCCACTCACTTTGAAGTTAAAGTCATTAAACGACCCGTCGCACACATTGGCGAGTGTTAAACTCACGCTATTAGTATGTTCCGTAACCACGCCATAACAGGGCAACAACATGGCAAGTGATACGATTATTGGCGCAACTATTCTATTCATTTTGTTCCCTTAATTATAGCATTGATTATACGGAGTGGCAAGGTCATTGTCGTTTCTGTTCTCTTAAAGCTTTTTGTTTTTCTTTTTTATATTTCATCTTGGCTTTTAAAATTTCCATTTTATTAACATAATCAGATTCGGATTCTTTATTAACCGTTCCCATTGTGTATGGAAGATAAATGTCAGTCCACGGACGTTTAGCATCCCCACCCACTTCGTCTTGATAAGCTTGCACATCTTTGCTCAACCCTGGTATTCCAGCTTCAATAGTTTCTTGTATTGATATAGGCTTGCGGTATGTAGGATCGGCAATCTTATTCACCCAACGTAATAAACCGCTCGTAGGAACAAATTGTCCACCCTGAAAACCAATAGCAGAAGCAACAGTTGTATCAACCTTGCCCTGTAATGCTTCAAGAAATCCGTTCACACTTGCCAACGGAGTTTGTGTTAAAATTACTTTAGGAATACTGGCGGCAGATAACCCTATCTTGGTTAGAGTGGATTCGTTAACCGTGTTAGGATTATCAGCAAATGAATCACGAACGGCGGCAGGCAAAGCAAAAGCCAAGAAGAATGGGCCAAGATATGCCATTGGAATCCACTTGTCTCCTACCTTAAATGAATAAGGTCGTCTTCCCGAAGCGTAGAACAACTTTTTTGCTTCGGGATCTTGTGGCGCACCCCAAGTTGTATTGCCTTGCATAGCCGCACCAACACCTAGAAGAGTGACCATTGTACCAACAGAAGCCAAACCACGACGGTTATTTAAATCCTCTCTAACAATTGTCTGTTCTGATTCGCTAAGTTTTTCAAAAGATTTCCCGTATTTAGATTTTGAAATATTTTCCACATTCATTCGCGGGCCAAGCCAAGCCAACGGAGAAGCTTCAATTCCAAATTGTGCAATTCTCATGGGGGTTCGTAAAAAAGGAACGGTAAATTTCATCGGCCATCTGACATAAGGATTTTCCGTAGTCCTTCCTTTTTCTAACAAATTAGCTAACCCATCAATAGCTTGCGATGCGGCAGGAAGTGATTTATCTCTATTCTTTCCAAGTTTATCTCGGTAAAGATATTTATCAGATAATTTTCTGGCTATTGCCTGTGCGTCCACCGCCGATTTACCTTGTTTAACTAATCTAGTTATTTCTCCCGCTTCAATCATTGCCCCAAAAAACTTATCTTGTGCATTAAGTAATTTCGGAATAGCTGTTAAAGCTTTCCATGCCACCTGTTTTTTCTTTCCTTGTGGCCCTTGTTCCATGCGAATAGTATCAAAAATAGATGCGTTAGGGGTATCAAGTGATTCGGCAAACTTACTAAAATCAGTATTAAAAGATTTCCTTGCCTCGCTAAACGCTTTACCTGATAATGCACTTCCCCACGCTTTTGCAAGATAGTTTTTAGTTCCCGAAAAGTTTCCATTAGCCATTAAAGATAACGGTCTTGTAATGAGTGCCTGAACCGTATTGCCCCATACGTTTCGTTCGTGCGATTGCGGATTAGAAAGCATATTGGTATAACGATAAGCATCAATCCACTCGCCTACTTTAAAGGGAACATAGGATGCTACTTTGGCGATTGTTTTATTCAATGCCTCTTGCCGTACTTTTTCATCTTTAATTTTAGATGACAACTTAAATTCAAGCTCAACCTGCTTCTGGACATCTTCAGGAAGTTTAACCTTTTTACCTTCCAGATATGTATTCATCTTCTGAATCCAACCGTTACCTGTAAGTTGGTTCATCATACTTGCCGCCTGATTTAAACGGCCAGCCCCGCGCATTAACGGGTCAAGATGTTCGGCTAAATCAACGCTTGCCTTATCGTTGCCCGTATTGCGATAGTGTTCCAATAGTGCAACGCCCACCGCGCCCTTTGTGTCTAAATCTTCTTGGGGGTTACGCACCATTGTTTCGGCTTCGGATACCTTAGATTCAACTTCTTTGGGAAGTGGATTTTCGGTGAACCAATTAAGAACCCTATCCTTCATTTCCTTGGTACGTTGCTGTTCGTAATCAGGTTCAAGTTTGCCGAGTTCCTTTTTAGCACCTTCCGTTACCTTTGCGCTTTTCTTTAAGGTATCAAGAAAACCACGCAAACGATTCTTTCCCGGTTCAGCAACGTCAACGGTTACATTCTTGAGCCTATTCATTGCCGCCGCCCCCAGACTCTTGCCCTGTTCGGCGGGAGGCTTGGCGAGTTTAGTAGTTTTCTTTAAATTGTTGTTATATTCCGCAAGTTCTTTGTCTGTCATTTTCGCAATACGTTGTGCTTCTTGCGTAGATAAAGATAATTCTTTCTGTCTGTTCTTATATTTTGTTTCTTCCGCTTTTATACGAGCAACAGTTTCAGAAGGAGAACCTTCGTAAATTAAATTGGCACGTTCTTTGGGAGTAATAAGACGAGGTTCAACTATCTGTTTCCCCTCTGGCGTAACCGTGGTTAAATCCATCTTAGACTTAATAGCCGACGTTACCTTTTCGCCTGTACCTTCTGTGTTAAATTCTTTTTGAATAATACTCGTTGCGGTTTGTGCGTCTTTTGCCTGTACCCACGTTTTGCCACGATTACCTTCTTTCGTAGTGTAGCGAACTTCAAAATCAATTGACTTCGGTTTTACTTCTGCGCCGTTGCCCTGTGCCTTCGTGATAGTTTCTCCGGCAACTCCTTGGACTTTGGCGTTTCCTTTTGCCACCGTTTCGCCATCTGGGGCTTGTTTGCGTACATCCATTTCTGCTGTGCTTTTGACTTGAAGGGCATCGGGTTTCTCCTCTATTGTTGGCTTTGCCTGTTCCACTACTGGCTGTTTGGCTTCGGGTTTATAGACGTAGGTGTCGCCTTCACGAACATAACCTTGTGATTCTATCCATTTTTCAGCTTGTTCTATGGTTCTATCACCTTTTTCGACTATGGTGCTTTGTTCTATTGCTTTTACCGTAATCGGTTTTCCGTCTGATACAATACCGCCCCAAACCATATGTAGGCGTTCATCTGTTACAGGTTTTGCACCAAATTCAGCCATGATCCCTTCAACGCCAGTTTTGGGTGACACTTCCACCTTTGCCGTTGTCGTGGGTTCTAATGGCACTTTAGCCCCTATCTCGGCGGGGGGTGCTACTTCTATAGGTTCTTTGGCGATAGCCACTTTAGGCGGTGTTTCTGGTGCTGTAATCGCTTCATTGGGCATTGTGGGGGGTTCTACCACCTTCAATAGTGGCATATCCAACGCTTTCGTCACCTTTGCCCACTTTTCAGGCGACCATGCCTTGATTATAACGTCATTTATCTTGTTTGCCGTTTTTGGTTTCCCCTTAGCACTCATTCCCATAAATGTCCACGCTCCCGCCTCTGCCAATGGCAATGCCGCCTTCATTAACCAATTATCGGATGTTCCTTCGGCTTCTGCCTCGGCTTTGGCGTTTTGAACAATCGCGTTATATTGTGGTATTGAAACAAGATTATTGGCTACAACCGCCGATAGTTTAGCAAGGGCGGCAGACGGTATGACCTTATCTGCCAATGGACCAGCGGCAGAAAACAGTCCCATTATCAACGCCCCTTCCTGTTTTTCCTTCGCATCTCCAGGTGTAATCGTATATCCCAATGCTGCACCATGAGCAATCTGTGGTACTAATTCTGCACTCGTGGTAGGGGCAACTCCGGCAACCGCTTGCATACCACCTATCATTACCGTAGCGGCAGATAACATTTCCGCACCAGTCTGGGTAATATCTACTGCCGTTCCATAATTATCTTTAAGTTCATCATGTATATTATCTCGCATATTTTGGGTATATTCTTTCACGTCCCCAATCATGCCAGAAACGTAATAGTCAAGTTTTCCCAAAGCGTTGCGTTCCCACGAAGATGGAACAATTTGCGGTGATTCGCCTGCACTAGGACGGCTTATACTGCGGATTATGGGTTCAAGTAATCCTTCGCCTATGCCAATCGCTTTGTCGCCTACACCTTTTATTGTATCCCATACACCCTGTGCGATGTCCACTCCTGCCCCTAATGCCGACATAGCAACGCCCCTTGTGGCTCGTTCGGCTATCTGCCCGTAGGTTTCATTTGCACCCATTGGCAAATTTTGAGTTGGCGTTGGTTGTATTGGTTGTACAGTGGCAGGTTCAACATAATCCTGCACACCCGTCTGTTCGGCAAGTGAGATAGGGGTTCGCGTATCGGGCGTGTATGTACGCGGTTGTTCAGGCGCAACAAACTGTTCCATCTGTGCTGTCTGTTCACCGGCATATATACCCTTTGGCACTTTCTCTTTCTTAGGTTTCGGTGGTTCATTCAACTCAAGTAAATCACCATACATCGCCACTTCGTTCGGACTAACAGGATAACCCTCGTTAATTCTATTCTGCAATTCATCTGCCCGTATTTTCCGTTGTTGGATATACTTTGCCCGTTGTAAGTTTGCGGAGTTCTGCGCAAACCGTTGCATTGGATCGCGGGAAGTAATCACAGGATGTTCCGGTGGTGCATCGGGTATCACCCCTAACTTCATCCGTGGAACTTGAAATGGGGATTCGTCTATGCCAATATCGGGCGTAGACGCAGTAACGTCCTCGTCAAGATAGGTTACTCCTTTACCGACAACTGGTTCATCTAAATAAGTTACGCTCATATTAATTCAATTGCGCTTTGCGTCCATTGATAATCACTATATCACCAGATTTTTTCCCATAACTTCTCGCTTCTTCCTCACTTGTAAAGTCAAGTCGGCTCGTTGCGTTCGCCTGTTTGCCCTGAACATCCGCCTTGGCACTTCCATAGACGCTATTCTCAAGAACATTCAATCGTGAAATATAATTACGAATATCGCGTTGAGCGGAGAACGCCTCTTTTTTATCTTCCATTGTTATTGCATTCTTAAAAGCATTGTCCGTTATCTGCATAGCACGTTGAGCATATTCGCGATTCTTGGCTATACTCTCTGGTGTATTTGGAATATTTCCCTTAGCATTTTCAACAAAGAATCTAAATTGCTCACGGTCGCTATCGTTCATGCCTTTTAGTTCGTAAGTACGTTCAATCAATCCTTTTCTAAGATCGCTGCTTAGTTGAACTAATTTTGTCTTTGCATCTAATCCGTCATAGAACCGTTGATTAGTCTGGTCGGCCTTTTGTTGGGCAATATCAATCATCTGGCCACGTTGATCCACGCCTTGCCCCTGTTGACGTAACCGTTCTTGAGCCATTTGAGCTTTGTTTTGACTGGCGTAAGTTTTTTGTACCGCCAGATTGTTTGCCGCTGTAAGGTAGTTTGCTTCGGTGTTTGCCTGTATCGTTGGAACAGCATATCGCAATGATTCTACATTCTGTACATCTTCCAATGATGTCGGGATATATTCACCGTCTATCGTTCGCTTCCCGCCCGTTGGTTCAAAAGTAACATTACCACGAATATCAGTTTTGGTACGGTATCTCGGTATTGCCGAACCACCTTTGCTTGTTGCTCCTCCCGTTCCACCACTACCACTACGACCATACGTTATCGGTTGTCCGACCGCGCCAAACGAACCACCACCCTGATTCACCCGTTGTGTCCCCGGCGTTCCTTCCCGTTGTCGTTTTTTCTGTTCATACTGGAACTTATTGACGTAATCCATGTAACCATTAAACCCCAACTGTACCCCGCCCGGTAATTCCTGAAACTCATCCGGCGAGTAAAGTCTGTCCATATATTCGTATCCAGTTCTCATTTCCATTGTATCGGGTATTCCAAATGCCATTGTGAGTCTCCTTATTACCAGTATTTATCTTTACAATATTGAAAAAAGTTATTTACAAAAGATTTATCATTCATATCAGTTGGATTTTGATAAAATACCAAACATTTAATCGCTCCGACAAGATTGTTAAATGAATAGGTTTTTTCACCAACAACATCTGGTATATTTAAATTACCCGCATTTATTTCAAGTAAAGATTTAAAAGCAGAATTTGAATAGGCGCGAAACGGAGAATCGTTTGTAGTTAAGTTAGGCCAATATCCACCTCCGCCGCTATCATCGCTAATTGTTAATGGCATATTCCCTCCACCATCGTTCCTATCTCCCGTTATTGTTACATTAACATTTCCACAAAAAGAATCTACCGTTTCAGCAAGGGGCGTTAAGCCAAGATAATGATTACGATTATAATAAGTACCGGCATATATATTAACGTCAGAATTATGCCATTTTATCAGGCCTGGATTACTAGCCTGTTCTCCATAATCATTAGTTGTATATGATTTAGAAGCACCGACAGCGGCGTTTGTTCCCGTTGTAACAGTAACTGTTGTATGATAATCACAATAATAACTTCCTTCATATACGTCTTCGGTGTCTTGTGTAATTACGATTGTAAATGAATAAATATCATTTGTCAAAACAAACGAGCTAACAGTTCCCCAGTTTATACCTATTTGCGAACGTAGATCTTCGCTTGGTGGAGGATCGGCCATTCCTTTAAACCAATCTGCGTTCCAACATTTTTGCGCAAATGGTATAGTTCCTTTAGCAAATGTGCCATGAGTACCATCGTAAGCAATATCATAATAAGTTATCCACGTAGACCAAGTTACCAATGCAGTATATCTTTGACCACTAGTTACATTATCTGTTCCGCCAGTATAAAGATTATCAACTGGAATATTTCTTGTTATTCTCTTTTGCAAACTCCAAAGGAATTTGTATCGTTCTTCTAATGCCGTTGTGTAAATTTGTTGGGCGTAGTTGCCATAGGTCGCCACGTTCGTTGTAGTAATCACATTAGATGCTGAAAACAATCTGTTTGTCCAATAGTATCCATTACTCCAAAATCCATAGGCGTATCTCACCGTTTCGGGATACAACGATGTAAATGAGTTCGTTGTCGGTGCGTTAGTATTGGGATAGTAATTTGTATAGTTAATCGGATAGACAACTTGCGCGTCGTTTGTCCAACAGGGAACACTTGTGAAATTATTGGTTTTATCACCTATTCCTAAACTCTTAAAAATATTAGATACAGTTAAAAAATCACGATTAGTTGTGTACCCTCCTGCTGGCGCATCAGTATAATATTCTGGCAATTCTTTCATCTCTATATCGCAATCATCCATCATTGGCTTATCAATATAAAATCCAATGGTGTTTGTAACAACATTCGTATATCTTGCCATATACCAGTTTGTTATACTATTTGTAACGACTGAATAGGGCGAGTTGGTGTACCACGTTCTAATAAAACTCGGTGGATTAACAGAGTAGGTTGGATTGGTTGCCGTTTGCGTAGCAAGACAACGCTCATAAGTTCCCAAGGCAATCGGTATTACATCAATCTGTTGGACGTGATGCCTCGTATTATTTGCAATATATATCGTTGTACCTGTAAGAAGAACGCCCAGAAGTGCCGTCCATCCATACTTTATATTTTGTAATGTAAATCCCATATTAAGTCTGCGTCCCGAATGTGCCGGGGATAATGATTGCCCCTGTATGGTAAATCTTTGACAACGTAGCCACGGTTCCCACAAGTGTCCAAGTATGCAAAATAACCCGAAAAGTTGTAGCGTCAACTGTTGGCCTCGTTAAACTTCCTTCAATAGTTGGTGTCCCTCCGAAAACATATTGCACATAAATATAATACGTTGTTGCCCCCGTAACCGTAATGTTCGCCGTTGCTACGGTCTTAACTGCCAATGCCGAATCCTGCAACTCGCCGGCATTAACCACTACAACCGCCGTAGTTGGCGTTGTAAAACCAAATAGATAGTCAGCGTAACTAGTAGTACCACCTCCGCCCTTCACATTATTAAATCCTGTAATATCATGCCACTCCCCGCGTCCCACCGTACCAATCGTGATGCTCGGTGTAACTTTGCGCCTCTTGATGACGTTTGCGCCCAATGCCACATCGTTCACTTCCCAAAACTTTAATAACCGAAATATCTTTTCTATCTTGGCGACGCGATTTGCTAAACTTTCAAGGGGGTCTCTTTTAGATTTATAGTTGTAAATTGACATTATGAAAGAGCCTCAAAATAAATCTGCACAGCACTCCCGTCATCGGTATCGCATAAAGTTTCTGTTGCTAAAGTAATTTCTGGTATAATAGAAACGGGATTAGCTGATGTTGCAAGAAATAACTTTCCTGTTGCCGGAGAACCGCCGTCAGTAACAGCAACAGCATTTGCGGTTACTCTATATGTATCTCCGCCAATAGAGAATTTTGCGTTTTTATAAACTGTTTCGGTTAAATTAAGAAATCCAGACATATCAATCGTGGTATCGCCTTCGGTTGGTTGACGCAACGGATTAGTTATAATCATTCCCGCATACTGCACATTTCTTGTAGCCATTACCGATGTATTGCTACGAGCAAACAAAGTCCTGTACATACTGCATGATCCGTCTTGTTCGCGTTCATACCAATTCTCCAAAATAACAGGCGTAGAATATCCAGTAAGCGCAGTTGACATAGTTACGTCAGTTACATAAGGAAACAAACTTGCGATTGATGTATTGGCAATATTCATCCAACGGCTTTCCTCAATGACAACACCACGAGCGTAATACATCCATGCGTTTTCGTTCTGTTCTTCTGTTTCATAGTGGTTCTTCAAAACAATTCTATTGGCAGAAGTCAACGTGGTGAAGAATCCATCACCCAGCGTCTGAACAATTACATCAGAGCCGGAAAGATTACCATCGTTGGTTTGGCGACATTCAAGTTTAATAACCCTGAATGTGCCGGTAATTGCCGCGCCGTCAACCACTGGATTAGTTACGCTTTTTGTAGAATTAAGCGTAGTCATAATCCCGTTGGATGCCGTGCGCGTTAGTCCATATATTGCTCGGACTAATACCGTAGCATTAGGATTCTGCGGATCATCGCTGTAAAGTTCCTTAACCCATAAACCATCGGCAATCGCACCGCGAAATTTGTTCGCCATAATATAACCTACTTAGAATATCGCGAATCATAGGCCCATCCACCACGTTGCGAATTTTCAATGCTTGCTTTTTGCGCGGCAGCATATTGTTCTGGTGTTTGATCGCCAAGTTTTGTCATATAATCATCGTATGCCGATTGATTGGTCATATAACCTTGAATGTCGCTAAACGAATTGCGCAAACTATCGTATCTAGTTTGTTGATCGGGCGTTAATGCTACACCACGAGCCAACCGCAAGCCATACTGATCAAGTTTGTCTTTGATACCACTTGCTAAGTTTTGCAAATAGTCTGACCGTTGTTCAACATCCATGGTTTTCATACTGCCAAACATATTCCACAAGAACGAACTTACCTTTGGAGCTTGATAAGATGACGGTTTTGCTCCTATGTTAACAATATTTTCATTACCTATTCCACCGCTAGGAGAATTTGGTATGCGCTGTCCCCCACCAGTAGCCGTATATCTCGGTTGAACGGGTGGTGTATATCCAGTATTCATACCACCGCCATAAGTTGTAGTTCCACCCGTATTTGGAAGATAAGCGGGAGTCGGATTAAAACTTGTTGGTTGATTAAATCCTTGCGGAAGATCGTAGAGCTTTTTAAATGCCATGATATTATCCTTTCAACTTATGACGCTTTTCGTCTGCGCCAATATTCTTTTAAACTTTCCTTTATTTTCCTGCGATGTTTTGAAGAAATATTGTTCAATCCTAATTCTTTTCGTTTTCTCCAATACTCTTTTCTAGCTTCACTAATTCTACGACAAAATGATTCACTACGATTTTGTCCTTTATGTCCCTCTCCAATTTTAAGAGAGTGTTCTTTTGAAAGTTTTACACCTTTATGCGCCTCGCTTAATTTGCGACAATGATCCTGCGATAAATGTATTCCCTTACTCCAACTAGGTTTCCCTTTTCTACTTGGAGGATTTTCCCCTCCATCTGTTCCATTAACCAGTCGCCATCCTTCCGAACGTCCATAAGCGATCCATGCAATTTCTTCTAAAATACCATCGCCTTCTACTTCGCCTATTAATCTAACAATTGGAAAATATCCACGCGACATTACCGAACGAATCCAGTTACACCTGTAGTTTTTTATTTTTCTACGAGCATCTAAAAGATGATGTGCTAGGCGATTTTCTATACTACTACCAGTTTTTCCTATATATCTTATCTCTCCATCTTGTTCGCAAAGAGCATATATTCTTGTAATCATTTGTTTGAATACCCCAAAACTCCACCAGTTTTCACATGGCATAAAATAGAGTTTATATATAGACTTTCGCTCATGGCAGTTATTCGTATAGCAAATTTTCTACATGCTAATACATTATTAAGAGACAACATTGCCATCCCATTGTCATTTTGTGGTCGTATTGTAAATTGACTTTCAGTTTTCCAAGCATCATTTTGTTTAATGTCAATGTTTATTGTTGCATAATCAGATGCAGAATATTGATAAACTAACATAAGTTTATCTATCAACAACGGCGACGCATCCTCGGCAACCAACGTTTTGCTGGTGAAACGAAATCCCGCCGTGGAATAATCGTATAGCATGGGTTTGTCGTTTAAATCAATGATGAACTTAGTTGCACTTGCAAAACCTATTATTCGTCTTTTCTCAAAATCGGCCTTCAATGATGTTGCAACTGTATTGTTAAATGGTGCAAGACTACTACGGACAGGAAGTGTTAATTCAGTAATGTTCTGTCCATTAAAAGCAAAAACACCATGCGTATTTGCAAACACCATTGTATTATCCAAAACAATTACACTTGCCGCAGTCGGCAAACCTGTAGCTTGTTTTAGAAATTCGGCGGTAAGACTGCCTCCAGGAGAATCGGAATTACGGATTATGTAGCAAAAATCCGATTTGAAGACCGCCACGTTACCGCCCGAAATGGGAATGATGTTTGTTATATTACTTGTCTCGTTATTATCGTCAACGGGTATATATCCAAGTCCCTGCAAAAGATAGGTGTCTAAATAATTCATCGCGCCGTAATAAACCGTTGCGCCAGTTGCGGGAAATCCAAAAAGTCTGTTGAAGCAATATCTCCATGTGCAAGTAGTGGGTGCATACGTGGGTGCGCTAACTGTATTTATTCCCGTCCATGCCGTTCCAGACGAAGGGGCAGAATCATAATAAAGCCAGCCGGGACGATCCAGACCCAAACCAAAACTATCCGGCGTTTCGTTTTCCTGTAAAGATTCCGGGGCCGCATCGCGGTTAAGCGTCGCGGGGAAACGATTTGCTAAAACAACCCATTCTGAATCTGGAGTACCTCTAACTGGCATTAAACAGTTCTCCGATTAACTGCATTGGGTGAAAGATTCATGGTGAGGCCGCCGAAACGTTTTATATCATCCCTTGCGTACTGCCCAAGCAATCTCTGGATATCTGTATCGGAAATTTGTAATTCAGCAACGGATGAGTACCCGGCGTCTTGGAGTCTGCGAAAAATCATCTTCTGCAAAACTTCGCCATAGACAGTAGGGACAGTTAGGGAACTACTTGTATCTTCCACGGACGCAGGAATTTTATAGTATGTTCCAGTAACCGTATAGGTGGCATCGGGAATGGGAGACCAGTAAATACTATCACCAAGAATATAACAATAAGTTGGCTCACCTTCTTCCGAACCATCTTCGTACTCGTTGGTAATCCAATCTTCGTGAGTCATTATCTCAACTTCCCCTCCTAAATTGGCCGAGGGTGTTGCAATACGAAGTGCGCCAGAAATATCATACCAACTACCGAAGTCCGATGGAAGTGCAGTAGTTCTGACAGCGTGAGTTGCCGTCAAGGTCGCCGTAGTACGGAGAAATCCCCAAGCCCTACTCGTACAAAAATCATATTGAGCGTTGTTTATAGCCGCCCAAAAATCATCCTGAAACCTGATGTTGGACGAATCCTGCCCGAACTTATATTGACAACTCGTTAGGAGCGTTTGTGGCGTTGCCATATTTACTCCTATTTTGCTTCATAGATTACCGTTGCGATAGTAGTCTGTGCGTTAGTGACAGAGTTTGTGATAGTCATATAAATCACTTCGTCAAGAAGACAATACCGTGTTGCATTATTAGTAAATGCTACTGCGCCAGAAGTATTATGCCTATTCAGTCCAGGATAGTACGTTAAGTTTGTAGCCACGGAATCGCTGGTGTACAAAGTAGTTGTTGCCTGCGTCAATGGATTAGAACTTAATATCACTACATCAACCGGCATAGTACCCTGTGAAAAATTTAAGTCTATGCGTTCAACATATCCACAAATTTTAGACGAATTAACTTGATTAGCTACTGCTGTTATCTGATCTGATTTCAACACTACCTTATCAAGTCCATCCGCATACGCCAACGCACATATAAAACATAAAAAACCTGTTAGAAAAATTCGCATAGTAAAATCCTTTCTGCATTGGTCAGGGGAGGTTTGGACTCCCCCGACCTTTTGCAAATTATTCCTTGTCGTTACGGATCGTGCGAAACCAATCGTCCACCAACATCAAACACATTGGTGAAAGCGACGGCGGCATTGGTGTACGTTCCGAGTCCAGCAGGGGCTGAAAGCGTAACTGCACCATCAACAACCAACGTGCTGAGCATTTTCACGGCACCGGTATTAGTGGTTACTGCACCAACGGTCAGATTGCCGGTAGTTTTTGTCACCGCGACAACACCATTAGTAGCGAGTGTTATGTCACCACTTATAGTTTCTGCAACCACATTGCTCCCACCTACCGACCTTCCGATAAGCAACTGCCCATCGGTGGCCTGCGGCAACATGCTACCAAGCACTTTTCTTGCGCCAATGGTAACAGCACCATTCGTGGTAATTGTTATATCACCACTAACAGCTTTAGACGCCGCATTACTGGTCGCACCGCCAACCCAAATATAGGCAGTGGGCAACGTGCTTCCGACACCAACCACATCGGTCAACAACGAACCATTACCAGCGAAATACGGGGCAACCATATATCCACTACCACTAATAAAAGTAGTAGGGGTATCGCCGCCGACCCAGACCGCGATGTTCGTATTGGCACTAACCATACCTGCAAACAACAAGGAGCATATAAGTCCCATATAGACTTTTTTCATATCAAAGCCCTCCTTTAATTGTTTGATTTTACGCCACTCCATCGCTGCCGTAAATCTGATACCAGTCATACGGTGCGTGGCTCAACCGACAGGTGATAGTCCATGAACGGCTTTGGTTGCGTATCGTTTCATCCGGTTCAACGGTCACAGAGCGACGCATATAGAACCGAATCGGTTTCTCGTCAGTAACCAAGAACCAAGCAGTAGTGCTGGTCATGTAGTGCGAAACCACATAGCCAAGATTACGGGTTCTGATTGCGTTAGTTTCATTCGTGCTAAGGAACGGAGTTTCGATTGATTTTAGAATCTCAATCGCCTTGCGTTCAAGAGCCGGAGGAATGATCAGCGTTTTGGGAATCGCAATAACCGGATTACCTTCGTGGTCTTTCAACGTGGCGAAGTTATTAACTCCAGTCCACAGAGAATCCACGCCAAGAGTAGCGTCGGTAGCTTCACGATTTTTCTGTGACGCTCCACCTGCACCCGTGAAGGTAGCATGAGCAGACTGACACAGATATTCATCCGCCGTATCACTCGCACCGACCGTATAAACCGAGAACGCGCTATTAAGGTCATAGACGCCTTGGGTTTCAATACGATGTTTCATAGCCTTGCCCATCGAACCAGCCGTCTGGACGATCACGGGGAAACGACTATCCTCAATGGCAATCTTTGAAGCGATCAAAGTGTAGCCATATTGAACATGAGTCCATTTCCGCATCGGACCGGGCTTGAACGTAGTTTCGGCAGCATTTTCGTACTCACCGAGAACAGGCGGCATCGGCAATTCACCGAACAACGCCAATTCTTCATACTGATCTTTCGAACTCCGCTTGTCACACCATTGTGTGTATTCCTCTGGATAAGCGTTCAGATATTGGAAAACCGCTTCCTTTATCCTCGCATCATAGAGGTTCGCATTACTAGCTGATATAATAGCCATATAATAATCTCCTTCTTGTTAATTAACTCTGTAGAACTCTGGACTGCATACCACCGATGAATCTGAAAATGACGCGGGGATTCGTATCGCCCACGGCACTAATCAGTCCAACAACTTCAACCTTCTTCGTGGTCACGTCATTGGTATCAATGTACCAGTTGTTGCTAGAAGCAATCAGGGAGTAAGCCACCCCAACTTCAGTACCCAGCAACACATAGGCAGTCGCATTGTTAATCAACGTACCTTCAAACAGGTTATAGTCATTAGCCTCGTAATACGGCACAGCAGCCGCCGTAACTCCGGTAGCATCTTTGGCGGCAATACCGATAATTTTGGTCGTATCAGTTCCACCAGCCCAGATTTCAATGTCTTTGTTTGTAGCGTCATAAACCAACGGCGCACCGACTTTATAAGTCTGAGAGGCTTCCTCTCCCGGCACACGGTCTTCTATGACACCACCCTTACCCTCTTGGCGATAAATCGCCAGAGTTCTCGCAACGTGAGTTGTAGCCATAATTGTTATTCCTTATGTTAAGACTGCAACACCTTGGACTGTTTCCCGCCAAGGAATCGCACAATGACTCTGGGATTAACATCACCCACCGCATCAAGCAAACCTACTACTTCAACTACATCATCGTTGTCGGTATTCCCAACATCAACGTACCAGTCTCTCGTAGATTGCACCAACGGATAGGCAACTCCCACTTCGGTTCCAAGCAACGTATAGGCCGCAGTACCATTAATCAGCGACCCCTCAAATAAATTGAGGTCATTCGCTTCATAGTAAGAAACATCGGTTCCTGCCGTTCCGCTCGCGTGGGAAGCGGCAACACCAATAATTCTTACACCATCTGTTCCGGCAGCATATTCCTCAATCTCGCCGGTAGCATCGGTACTAATATCATAACAGAGCGGAGCACCCTCGTGCCAAACCATACTGGCTTCCTCGCCGGGTTCGCGCTCTATGATAAGGCCATCGTTGCCTTCCTGACGATAAATCGCCAGTGTTTGCAACACCTGTGTAGCCATATTTACTCCTTAATTGTTTCGTTCAGTTTTCGTATATGCCTTC